AAAACGCGACCGCTTCTTGCGCGTCAACCGCGTCAAGTGCCTCGATTGCGTCGAGCACGAACTGTGTTGTCGTATCTGCTGCCATGCGTCCAGTCTACCTACTCTTCAAGCGCGGTGATAGTTTTAATACGTCTCATTTTCGCGTCATTTCGGTAAGCAACTCGTATTAGCACTCCGTTCACTCGCCCTTCGATCGAGGCGCGGATAATATCTTCGATCACTCCGTGCTCGCGCAAAAGCGTCTCTGCTGCTTGCAGGATATCTTCCCCCGTCCAGCTTCGCGGGAACTCCGTTCCGCCGAACCGCCAGCCGTAGCCGTGCGCGTGCCCGCCCGATTGATCGAGCCCGTAGAGAATGTGCCTCCATTCTTTCGCCCGCAGAGGCAAGAGATCTTGAGGCCAAGATTCAGGAGCTTGTGTCATCCCTCTCGGCGGGATCAAACCGTCCTTCCCGGGAGTCAGCCCTCGCGCTTTCAGAGCAGCGATCGCTTTTTTACGATCAGCTTCAATCTTGGATCGTTGCAGTGTCCCATCTCTAGAAACGTTAGGGATAGGATGCCCATCGCTGGCTTCTTTCGCGAAGAGCATGCGTATACGCGCAGCGATGCTTTTTTCATCGCCAAGAGCACCCTCCAAAAGGAGGTCTTCTTTAGCAGCCTTGTACATCGCCTCGTAGCCGCTCGGGTTATATCCTCGAATCAGCGGGTTGCTCGACCACGATGGCACGATCTGACAATCGCAATCGCTGTGCGACCGTGTAAATCGTGCCGTTTCCTCGTTCTTGTAAATGAATCCTCGGCCTGCCCACATGATGCACCATGCGCACGTCGTCGCGCCTGTCGGCACACGAGCGTATCGCGGTTCAGATGGATCACGACGCGCAAGCGAGGCCCCTGTCTCCCGACCCGCGCTAGTTACGGGCTGCTTAGCGCGCTGCTGGAGTATCTTCACCGCTGTCGCTCGGCCTCGCTGGTCGATCGCCGCGAGCGCCTCTTCGATTACGCGCGTCGTCTTGGGATAGTCAATGAGGTTCGCGGGGATCTCCGGAGAATACTGCGCGGTGATGCCAGCTGCTGTACGCGCTTCCTCGTACCACTCGAGAGCAGCCGAGGCAGCCATTTCTGCGTGTTCTTCGACGAGACGGGGATAAAGCTCTCGCAGTGTCTCGCCGAGAGTATCTGTATCGAGAGCCTCCAGACTTTCCCAAAGCTGCCACACACGATCGGACGCGATCTTAGCAGCCTCACGATTGGCAGCGGCAAGCTTTTTCACGTCCCCGATATCCACACGCCCTCCGATCTACCTTTATTCGGTTGGCTGGTTCCCGACGTTGGTCGGGCTGGCAGAGGCAAGCTTTTCTAAGAGCCCCGAGGCCTCGGCTCGGCGCTTATCGGACATAAGCCGGGCAATTTGGGACGAGCTGTATCCCAGTTCCTCGAGGATCACCGGCGAGGATGCGAGCCAGGGCATAGCAGCTACTTGCTTCACGATTGCGTCGGACTGTGAGACGATCGACGGATGCGCCGGGTCACCCCAGCGCGTCGCAAGAGTCCGGATCCCATCGGGCACCTCATCTAAGCCATCGCGAAGCATCACAGCGTGCATATAAATCCGGCTGAGTGCCCCGTCGTAGACGCGCTGCGCGTTCTTCGCTTTGATGACCAATTCTTCTTTAGCCGCGTAGAGAGCCTCAGCCGAGGAGGGATTATCCTGCACGACGCCGAGAGAAGAGACAGGCAGACACGACACGCCCGCGAGTTCGGTCGCTAGTGCGCGCATCTGTTCGGTGAAAGGCTGCGACGACTGCTGCGGCAGGACAGTCACCTTAGGGCCTTCAGGTTCCTCGCCATTGGAGATGGTCTTGACGGTACCGAGCTTCCAGTCCCACGACCGCAGATCGTCAATCAGATCGGAGTCGACGCCAGAGAGGAGGATTCCCGGAGCCGTGAAAAGCTCAGTCGCAAGCTCCTCACGCAGGACAGTTCGCATGGCTCGCTGCGTGATGCTCATGACATCTCGCGAGATCCGCGAGCGCCCCATCGGTCGATCGAGAGAAGGCTCGAAAGGCAGTGCCTCCATCATGGGAGCGCCGATGCCATGCAGCTCGGCATGCACAACCTGCCAATTCCCATCGGGGAAGGGAACGAGCACGTATGTCGAATCAACTGTATAAAGGGTCATACGTGTCGGTCGGCCTGCGTCATCGACATCATCGATCGTCAGACCGTAGGAGAGACGACGCCGGACGCGATCCCAGAGGCCCGTCGCCCAATCCGCAGAATGACCTTGGATGATCACGGGAGGCTCGCCCGGCCCCACGCCCTGACGGAGCGTGAGGAAAGCGACGGAGTGCGTGAGACTGGAGGGGATCGTCTGCGCGATCTCGAGATCGAAGCTCGTCTCCGCGAGCAGATCATTGATCCCGAAAGGATTCTCCTCGCCCCCGGCTGCGGTCACTCCATCCCAGATGAGGAGGTCTGAGAGGCCGAAGACGACTTTCCGCGGCCAGCCGGTCACGGCTCCGAGCTGCGCGACCAGGGCGGCGGTAACAGCAATATTGAGGTTATCGGGACGGACGATCCCGTCCAAGTAGGCCTGTCGCAAGCGGTTTCGCGGCTGCTTGACGCGCCAAAGCTCGATGAGTTGGCCGAGAGCCTCTAGCTCTGGACCAGTGAGCCCTAGCACGTTGGGTGTTGGGAAAGCGACGGGAGTCGCGATCATGAATTTCTTCGCGGTCAAAGTGCCCTCGCTTTCTTACCGGGTCGACGTTTCGTTGTTTTTGCAGCCAAAACTGCTGCGGTCGCGGCTTCGAGGGGTTTGCCCTCGCCGTCTGGAGTGGAGGCTTCCCATCCCCACGAGCCATCGCGCGAGCGGATTTTCTTGTCACAGACGGCCACAGAGCCGTTGAGTGCGTCTTCGGGGTCGCCCTCGGGATGAGTAATCCGGCCATCCCGCAGGCCCTCGAAAAGCAGCGAGCAAGACTGGAAGTATTCCTTCGTTGTCATGATGTGGACGAGACGTTTTGAGACGCCTCGTGCTTCGAGAGCATCCGCCAAGGCGAGCGCGCCGGAGCCGCCGACAATGTTGATTTGAGCGGCCCGGTCTTTTCGCTCTGCGAGCCACGATGCGACGGCTGATACGCCGTCATCAGTTGCCCCTGTATAGGTGTCGATGACGTTGATATGGAATTTCGTATCGAGACCCTTGCCAGTCTTCAAGGCTCCTGCGAGGGCCTGCCGCTTCCCGTCGGCGCTGAAAGCAACGGCAAAGGAGCGGATGCCGTCGGCTGGTGCGTCGGCGGTGGAGGCTGTCCATGTCGTGGGGTCGATCGCGCGAGAAGCTCCAGCGTGCGCGGGCCACATGCCCAAACGTTCGCGAGCGAAGCCCTCGTCGCTCAAGGTTTGGCGTTCTGCCTCGATGAAGGCTTTTTTGATTCGTCCTGCGACGAAGCCGGGATTAGTCGCCTTCCACAATTCGACATCGTCGAGATTCACCGGAGCATCCGGATCTGGACTCCACTCATGCCAGCACATCGCGCCGGGATGATCCGATAAAGCTTGATCGCGGATGCGGGCAAAGATCGCGCCGTTTGCATTCGGCCCCGGGACGGTGCCCGTGTAGATCACCTGTGAATTTCCGAGGTGACCGGCAGAGCCTGTCGACATGAGGGCTTCAAGAGCATCCTCAGTCAGTTCCTGTGCCTCGTCGAGGACAATGAGATCGGCTGTAAAACCACGGCCCGAAGATTTCGATCGTGCGACGACTCGCAGCGAGCCTCCGTGCCAGCCCTTCTCCGGATCGGTCTTGAGGATGATGGCTTCTTGCCCGTTGACATTGCGGACCTGCTCCACCATGGCATTAAGCTCGGGATACCGGGCATTCTCGTCGTTGGCCTTGACCCCGAAAAATTCTTTGAACCGCCGGTAGTGAGCCTGCGCTGTCTTCACTTCATGTGCCGAGTGGAGGATATTCTCCCCTAACAGGACGAGGCCGAACAATTCGCGCATCTCGAGGAGCGCATTCTTCCCGTTTTGCCGAGACAGGGACAGGCCAGCGATCGGATGCTTCCACTCATCGCGGCCATTCGCAGCGAGCCAGTCTTCTAAGACGAGATCCTGCCAAGCATCAGGCGTCAAGCCGAATTGCGAGGCGAAGTCCCCCGCGAGTTGCCCGAAGCTTTTAGCCCGACGTCCGTCGGCGACGTGGAGCCGCGGATGCTGATCGTTGTTTCGCCAATCGAGCTTGGAAGTCGACAACCGCGTCGCCTCCTCCCGATGCTGCTTCCGCTTCTACCTGTGGTTTCTGCACTCCAGCGATGTCGGTAATCAGCGCCCTGGCTTCGCGGACAAGCGGAGCGCGCTGGCCCGCGTCGGCGTATTCGATCGACACGAGGGTCGTTTCGAGGAGGCGAAGCCGAGCTTCTTGGGGATCGAAAGCAGGCTTCTTTTCGTCTGTCTTTTTCTTCTTCGCCAACCCAAAACACCCCCAAAACCCAATAAATAAGCCAAAAGGCCGCGAGCGCAGACCAGAGATACCCCACAAAAGCCCCACGCGACCACGTCCCGACCGTTCAGGCCCTCCGACCAGTTTTCGAGGTCAAGGCCCGAAATAACGGGGGGGTATTCCGCTATACCTCGTGGGCGCTAGTCCGAGGTGGGGGGAGGGGGTGGTGCCCCTAAAACCGCGAAATTCCAACGGTTCCGACAATCGCATTTTTAGCGAAAAGCCCTAAAAAGGCCTCAAATCGACTACCAATCGACGTCAACCGACGATCGTCGCGGCTCGGACAGCTTCGGCGCGACGTTGGATCCGCGCGATTGATTGCACCTGCGGCAGATCACGCGGCCATTATCGAGCGTGTTCTTGCCGCCCCAGCGAACTGGGAGAATGTGATCCGGCTCTGCAGAATTGGGAAGCCGAGTGCGCTCGTAATCGAGAAGGCAATGACAGAAAGGGCAATGAGTCACGCCGCGATTCTTCGCCTCGGTAAGGACCCGCTTCCGCCAGTGGAAGTACTGTGCTGTCCCCGTGCGTGACATTGAAGGCCCTCCCGTCGTTTGTCGGAAGGCTTGGCTTCGATAGTGTGGCTTGCGAGCCCGCGCGCAGGCGGACTGGGAAAACAGCGTTACCCCTCCGGGGTATTTGCGAGACCCCTACCCAAAATGACCCTCCCCCCACCTCAGTGGGAGAACCCCGGAGGGTATGAGAAAAGCCTGCCTCGTTTTCTCTCGAGACAGGCTTTCCTACAGCTGTAACGCTACGATATCAAACTAGCGCGGTGCACCCAGTTTGTCAAGACCTTCTGCCACCTTAACGAACATGCCGTTGATCCCGTCTGTGAACTCGTAAATCGCATCGAGGAACATATCCACTCCCCGCAGCTTCGGCGCATCCGCTTCCTCCTCACTGTCTTCGCCTTCGAGGCTGTCAAAGTATCCATAGGAATCAACTCCGAGGGTCTTCGCGACGACCTGCGCGACCTGCTGCGCAAGCAACGGAGGCACAGCATTCCCAACCTGCCGAAACTGAGCGGTCTTAGTGCCCATGAAGACGAAATCATCAGGGAAGGTCTGGAGACGCGCAGCCTCACGAAGCGTCAGACTCCTGCGCTGCCGAGGATCCGGATGGATAAAATGATGCCCGCTCTTAGCGATATGAGCAGTCACGGTCGACGATGGCTTCCCCCACGCCTGCACATAAAAGCGGTCATTGAAGGCTGGCCGCGAATCCCCGTCAACGTCATCGAGGTTCGCGTGCTTCGGCCACAAGCACCGAGGCATTTCCTCGAGCCGAGGCGACCTGCCCTTGACCTGCGCGAAAGCAGCGGCAAACATATACCGCTCTATATCTACCGTGCGCACTGTACGAGCCGCGTGCCCCTCAAGGGCCTTCGAGCCACCAAGCTTGCCTCGGTACCATCCGGAAAGCTTGCCCTGGCCGCGAACAATCTCATTCGCTTCCGACAAGACCGCATACGGAGCGATCATCGCGTCCCGGACAATCTTCGCGATCGGCTCAGGAGCAAGCTTCTTCCACTCCTCGAAACGCGGAAGACACGTCCCATGCGGATAACTGACAACCCCGTGGAGCTTCGGCAAACCAACCAAAGCATCACGCACCGTCGCAGTCTCGCGCTCACGCAAGACCCCCGGGTGCAAGCCACGACCACGCCTGACAGCAAGAAGAATCACGCGGTGCCGCGCCTGCGGGATCCCATACTTTTCCGACTCGACAATATAATCGCGTGCGACCTCCGGGCACGGATCAACAACCGAACGAACGCTATAACCAGCGCTCATGAAATCGTGAACAATCCTCGAGAACACCGGCTCCCCGTCGACCTTAGCCGACAAGATCCCCACGACATTCTCAAAGACCACAACCGGAGGGCAAAGCATCCGGACGAACTTCATAAACGACTCGTACAACCTCAGCCGCGGATCCCCAGCAAACGACGGATCATGCTTCCGCCGAGACCTACCAGCAGTCGAATAAGCCTGACAAGGAGGCCCACCAGCCAAAACCCACACCCCAGACGGGGAAGCGGCCTCGACACGCATCCGAGCCATCTCAATCAACGCCGCATCCGCATCCCCTAGCTCAGCCTCGACAACCTCACAGCGCGCCCCAGTCCACGCAATCGGGAAACGCTTCTTCAAGCAATCCAGCGCTCGCGGATCGCGATCGCGTAAAAACTGCTCATACTCCCACGGTAGCCCTTGCTCCTTATCTGCGATTCGACTAAGGAACGCCCGCAGCCGCAAAGTCTCGCAAGCATCCGGGTCTTTTTCAACCGACATGACCGGCTGAAACACCGGCAGGCCATCGGCGTCGACCAAAGACGCAAAGCCCTCAGTCAAGCCGCCAGCGCCTGCGAAAAGATCGACCACTGGAATCATGATGCATCTCCTCCCTCAAGGACCTTGCTCACAAGAGCGAAAGCCTCGCTCACTTGTACAGACGCGCCGCGTAAACGCAGCGACACGCGCTCCGGGCAAAGGTGCGCATACTCCCACGGAATCAATTCCTTAGCGGTCTCCAAAGCATCCAAAGCCTCACGAAGCGATTCGCGAAGCTCCGCCCAAACCGTCATGTCTACCATGTCTTTCTCACTTTCTGAAACTTCTTAAACGCCAGCGATTCCGCTTTCGCCACGCGACGCGCCTCATACCTGACAGCCATCTCAAACGCCCAAAGCTGATCCAAGAGATCAAATTCGCGCCCATGAACCATCGGCCCCTCCCAAAACCACTCGACCACATCCCCGCCCGGATGCTCCACCGCATAAGAAAAACGCAAAGGAATAATCGGCCCCTGCTCCTGCAGAAGATCACGCTCCCCATGCTCCATTTCAACGCCCCCGCACCAAAGAAGCCTCGACAACCGAACGCGGAGTAAACAACCCCCTGCCGGTCACAGTCTCCGCGCTCGCGGCTAGGTGCCCTCGCTTGACCCATGACCGGACAGTCTCGATTTTCAGGAAGACCCCGTACAAGCGGCAGGCGAGGACCGCTTCTCCGAGAGATACGGGGACGTCGTAGAGGGCTTCGAGACAGCGATCACGGCCTTCCTCTGTATCCACTTGCGTTCCGCAGGATGGGCATCGGCTCGCGAGCTTTGCTGCGGGTACGGAGTAGAAGAGCTGGCAGTCGCCGCAGCGGATCATGATCTTCTCTGTCGGTGACGGCTTCGAGATCAGATACTCGAGACGATCGAGCACGTAGATAATCTCGTCAATACACGCCGGAGCCTCATCCCAGCGAGAAAACTTTCCTTCTTGGCAAGCGAAGATCCGCGCGATGAAATTCCAATCCCCTGCGACGAAGATCCGAGGTGCCTCGCCCGACAGATGCGTCAACCATTCGACTGCCCATGTATTGACCGCGTCGACCATCTCTGCCGCCTCGTCAAGAAGAGCAAGATTGACCGGAGCTTTAGGCATGCAGGCTTGCGTGCATCCGCCTTCTCCTCGAGCTGCCGCGATCGCGTAATCGACATCAGCCATAAGGGAAGGAAGGGTCTTGATGTATGTGTGGAACTTGTTCACTGCTCCCCTGCTCACCGATTGCCCTGGCTGCAGAGGTTCCCCAGTGATTGGGCAGAATTCACCCATTGAGGTCACTTCCTCTTACGTCTACGTCTTGACTTGCCATGTGGGGAAGGCTGGGCCTCCCCTGCCCGGTCTCTACCCGACCCGGTATCTGCCCTGCCCGGTCTCTGCCCGGTCTCTACCCGGTTACTACCCGACCCGACCCGACCCGAGAGAATTCTCTTTGATACCCCTCACGTGAGGACCTGAGTCCGGACTTAGTCCGGACTTGGTTCGGACTTGGTTCGGACTCGCAGCCGGTGGCGGCAGAATTTCCCCGGTTTCGCGTGAGGGATCCGCGGACACGAGATGATCGATCTCGCCGGGATCAACCTCTACGGCTGAGGGAGCGCCGCTTGGTGTGGCGTGAGGATCCGCGGACACGAGATGATC